CTCTTCTTCTACTTTGGGGTCCTGAGTCTCAGGGAGATTTCGTCCGCTGGGTCCAGCTTGGGGGACTCTGGAATTTTGTGGCGCTCCACGGTGCCTTCGCCCTGATTGGGTTTATGCTACGACAGTTTGAAATTAGTCGTCTCGTAGGGATTAGACCGTACAATGCAATTGCTTTTTCGGGTCCTATTGCCGTATTTGTTAGTGTATTTCTCATCTATCCTCTGGGACAATCCAGTTGGTTCTTTGCGCCGAGTTTTGGCGTCGCGGCAATCTTCAGATTCTTACTTTTTCTACAAGGATTTCATAACTGGACACTCAACCCCTTCCATATGATGGGAGTTGCTGGTATACTGGGAGGAGCACTACTCTGTGCTATTCACGGTGCCACGGTGGAGAACACCCTTTATGAAGACGGACAACAATCCAATACATTTAAGGCATTTGAACCCACGCAGGAAGAGGAGACCTACTCAATGGTCACCGCGAACCGTTTCTGGTCGCAGATCTTCGGTATCGCCTTTAGCAACAAGAGGTGGCTTCATTTCTTTATGCTATTTGTTCCTGTTATGGGTCTTTGGACCAGTAGTATCGGGATTATTGGCCTTGCTCTTAATCTACGTGCTTATGATTTTGTGAGTCAAGAGATTAGAGCGGCAGAAGATCCTGAGTTTGAAACCTTCTACACTAAGAACATTCTTCTCAACGAAGGTCTGCGTGCTTGGTTGGCACCAGTTGATCAACCACACGAAAACTTTATCTTCCCTGAAGAAGTTCTCCCTAGAGGTAACGCTCTCTAAATACCTCATATCTGTTTGATATAATGACTAACCCAAATGCTTTGTATGAAGATATGGAAAAGTTGAACGACCTCTTTGAAGAACTTCTCTGGGGTCACGATGATGAACTTGTCTTCACTCACGATGGCGAGAAAATCATTGTTTACAATAAGACCAAACAAGATAAATAAAATTGAATATCGTCGCCGCTAGGGGACAACTGGCAAAATCCAGTTGCGTCCCCTATTTTTTTATGGTAAACTATACATTCACACCCCTCAACTATGACTAGAAACAAGTTGGATCCAGACGAACGAGTCCTTGCTGGACTCTACAAGGAACGCGACATTGTTATGTACTCAACTTCTGGATGTGGTTATTGTCGTATGGCAGTAGAGTTATTCCAACGTGCTAATATCCCATACACTGAGTATAAGGTGGGGCAGCATTTGACTAAGGAAGATGTTCGTGCTAAACTCGGTGTTGAAAACCTTACCTTCCCTCAAGTTTATTACAAGGGAGAACATCTAGGTGGTCTGATTGATACAGCAAAATACTTCCAAGACAATGGTTTTGTATGACCCTTAAGATAAATAAAGGTGTAGAATTAATGCTCAGGAGAAGCACTAAACCCACACCAAAGCGAAAGGGGTTCGCTTTTAATCCCACAATTAAAATCTTCCGTAAAAAATTCTATTTTAAATTAGAATTAGAGTGGGAGACTAACACTTAAGGAGCAAGGACAATGCCACTATCTGTTACGCTATTTTATTCTGCAATCTCGTGCGTAATCTTCTTTATTATGGGAGGCATTATTGGATGGGTAGGTAATGATGTTGTTTACTCCATTTCCTCACCAGATGAACCAGCACCGTTTGATCATCCAGAGATGTATGATTCAAGAGGTACACCGTACACTGGGGAGTTACTAACTCTTCACTTTGAAGAGGAATACGACGAGGAAGACTAATCTTTTAAACTGTTATGACTGAATTATTAATTTCTGAAGTGCTTCAAAAAGTAAGCAACGCTAAGACCAAAGCGGAGAAGATCAAACTTCTGAAAGAGCATAATAGTGATGCTCTCAGAAAGGTTTTGATTATGAATTTCGATCCCAGCATCCAGAGTGCTCTTCCTGAGGGTTCTGTTCCGTACAAACCTAACGAAGCACCTGCTGGGACCGAACACACCAGACTGTCCCAGGAGCATAGAATCTTGCACTACTTCGTTAAGGGTGGTTCTGATGGCACTCCTGCTCTCAAGAGAGAATCAATGTTTGTGGGACTTTTAGAGGGTTTGCACGCAGATGAGGCACAAGTAATCTGCTTGGTTAAAGATAAGGACCTTAAGAAAAAATATAGAATCACTGAGAACGTAGTCAAGGAAGCATTCCCTGCAGTGCAGTGGGGAAACCGTAAGTAAAACTGTTATTTGTGATACAAAACTCTTGACTAAATAGAGTATAGGGTTTACAATACCCATACGTTCATCCAATGGTTACCTTACTGTTGGCACTGACCTTAGCCCATCATCAAGACGGTTCACCTTATGGGTGGCATATGTCGTGTGAAAGGTTTCTACAAAGAAGAGTTGAAATCCTTATGGATGACAACTTAGATCGTCGTACTAAGTATAACCTTATCGGTTATCTTAAGACTAAAGTAGAAGGTCCGTGTGACAGTATGTTAATCTAGGACGCAAGTAAGTCGCGGAACGGAGCGTTCATCCTATGTTTGAATTTCTACTATATTCGAGTATGGCTTGCGCTGATGCGGATACGTTGATGCTCAAGATCAAAGCAGATCGAAATCTTGAACCTGTACTTCAGGTAGAATTGATTGAGACTGTGAGAGAAGCCTTACCTGAATGTGAATACTACTGGGACGCAAACGACTGAAGGAACGGGAAACTCGGATCACCCTTCGGGGTTAAAGGAGAAAAACCACCCACTTCAGGAGAAAACAAATGAACACACTTACACTCATCAAGAATAAGATCGAGAAAGCAGCACGCCTGCACGACGCTCAGATCTCTCACACTGCATATCGTGGTGTTGAGTATGACACCCGTTGTGTAGAGTCTAAAGAGACTCACGGCACTTTCTGCTATCGCGGTCAGAAGTACACCAAGTGATCGCTATGGAAGCACTTCAATTAGTTGGACTCACGTCCCTTAGTTGTGCAGCATTCATCGCATTACTTTACGGTGAGATCCTCCTTCTCCATAAACTGTAGGGGGATTGGACAATGCTGAAGGTCAGTTTAGAATATGACCTTCCAGAATTTGATCCAAACAAACACGATCCAGCAAGAACGTTCGCGCTCTTAACGTACCGTGGTGTACACTACGCCAAGTGGGTTAATCTTAAGTCACGAGGCAATAAAAACTGGAAGATCAATGACTGAGGGTCTAGCGACCCTCATTTTTTTGTGTTATAATTAGTAGTAGCATTGTCCTTTCTATGGATAGAGACAGACTTAAACTCATACTAAAGAATCTCAAGTCTTTAGTAAGCGCATTGGAAAGCGAAATTTATTCCGACCCCGATTCGTACATTCAACTACAACAGGGGGGACCACAATTTGGATTTAAATATGACCAAGGAGATGACGACGATGGATATCCAGACTGACTGGAGATTCAATTCGGAAAGATTCCAACAAAGAAAATTTGTACTTAGCGCATTCATTGAGATGGGTTACGAACTTGATAGAGATGTCTATGAGTTCTGTGATACCTGTTTAAGTCAGGGATATTCACTCCCAGATAAAGATTATCTTCTCGACCTGCGGGACAGATTTTACGAATACAAACAGGCAAAAAATGCGTTACAAAGACACGATAAAGATGGCGAAACTTGCGCTGAAACAAGCGAAGAAGAACCCTCAACTCTACACTGAAAGTGAGTTGCAGTATATGCACATCCAACTTAGACTAGCAAAGGACGGGTTGGAAAGAAAACGTAAAGACCGTCGGAGGGAAAAAGGATTTGCCCAGGATTAGTATTGATCGGGAGCAGGTAGAACCTATCTTCTCTACTCCCATAGCATATTATAAATTTCCTGATGATAAACACTGGGAACTTAAACGTGCTGTTCGTAGTGCTGTAAAGAAAGTGAAAGAAGGACCATCGCAATGGTCTGATGCGATGTATCACTTCTATCAGCACGCTGGAGAGCACCTGCTATATGATAATGACGAACCTATCTTCCAGTACTTTCACGACTGGTTGAAAGAATGTTATGCGGATTATGTGTTGGAATTGTGTGGATGGAATACAACATACGATTCCTTTATCACTGACTGCTGGGTTAATGTCACTAAAGATGGTGGCAATCAAGTGATCCATACTCACGCTAATGCTTTTGTGTCTGGCACTTACTATCTTCATATGGAAGATGGTGCTGGACCTATCATCTTTATGAATCCTGGTGCTCAACCAGAGAGACCTTACATTGGGTTTGATACCCTGAAGACGACACAGTTTAACTGTACTCAGTGGTATGGTAACTGCGAAGAGATGAGACTTATCTTATGGCCAGGTAACATCGCTCATCTTACAGCACCAACAGAGAAGGGTGCTACTCGTACTTCTATCTCGATGAACTTTATGCCTGCTAAGTTTACTGCAGGTGCATATGATTTTTCTGTGGTTAGATCTGATGAGAGCTGAAGTAGTAGATCTATTTCCTACCGCACTGGGAATCTATCAGTGGGATAGAGAAAAGAATAAAGAACTGAAGGAACTTGTTCGAGAACTTATTAAGTCTAGAACAATGATGCCTAACCCGATGACCCAGGACATCACACATTTTTATAATGTGTCTGGCGAAAACTTTTTGGATGAGGATTATCCTATCATCAAAGAGTTTAATAAATTCCTGGATGAATCTTTTGTAGACTACACAAAAGAGGTACAAAAATTAGATATCCCTGGACATATCATTCCTAACTGTTGGGTGAATGTCACTAAGAAAGGGGGATGGCAGTATAAGCATAGTCACGCTAACTGCTTTGTGTCAGGTACATACTATTTGAATTTCCCTTATGGAAGTACAGGTATTACTTTTAGTAGCAACACGATTGAAAAGACTTCCCCTTATTTCTCTGTCAACCCTACCGAGCAGAGCAGATACAACTCCGAGTCCTTGACTATGATGCCTGAAGAGTGTATACTGTTTCTGTGGCCCAGTAACTTGACTCACGAAACCCAGATTCAAGATCGTGATGCCCGTCGGGTATCGATCTCTATGAATTTTGTTCCGACTGAGTTGGACACTGGCATTTACCGTATGAAAATTTCCCGATGAACGTCAAACTTGTTTCCGTCACCCCTGATGCTGAGAAGACGATGGCGTATGTCGCCAGAGTCAGCAACCCTTCTAACCAGAACAACGAAAATTATTCTGGTCTTCTTAAGTACTGCATCAAACACGGTCACTGGAGTGTGTTTGAACAAGCGTTTATGACTCTGGAAATTTCAACTACCAGGGGAGTAGCAGCTCAAATTTTGCGTCATCGTAGCTTCACATATCAAGAGTTTTCCCAGCGGTATGCAGATGCAAGTCTTCTAGGTGAAAGTATTGAAGTTCCTGACCTTCGTAGGCAAGATCTTAAGAATCGTCAGAACTCTACGGCAGATCTTCCTCCTGGTATCATCGAAGATTACCAGAAGAAGATTCGCAAACACTTTGATGATGCGATGTATCTGTACAATTCATTGCTAGATGTTGGCGTGGCAAAGGAATGTGCTCGTTTTGTTTTGCCCCTATCCGTAGGGACTAAATTGTATATGACAGGCTCAGTTCGCTCGTGGTGCCATTATATCAATCTGAGATCTGCTAATGGAACTCAGAAAGAACATATGGATATCGCTGAGGAATGTAAGTCTATCTTCTGTGAACAATTCCCGACAGTAGCTAAAGCATTAGAATGGATTTCCTGAACGACATTAAAGTCTACGATGATGTCCTAGACGAAAAGACCACGGAGACTATGTACCAATGGCTCCGTGGTAGTTTTTATGTTCTCGCTCGTTCCAATAGCGAGAAGCAGTTTGAACAGACTCGTAAGTTTCTTAGTCAGAAACGAACACCCGAAGAGGTGGAAGAGTTTAAGCAACGAATGATGCGAGAGATCGCTAACTATACTTGCGAAGAGTCGATGGCGATCGACGATAAGTATTGGACACGTATCCATAAGGGTGCACCTGAGTGCACACACGATGATGAGACCTTCTGTAAGGCGCTGTATGACTCTTTGTCTACCATCATCGATACTCTTCCTCCTTATGAGCATCTAGGCAACGTGTACACGAATATGCTGAGGTTTATGGACAAACCCAAAGCACATTTTGACAACGTAGATCCTAGGAATAGAACTGTGATGTTCTATATGAATGATGAGTGGGACTATAACTGGGGTGGTGAGACAGTCTTCTATAATTTTAAGAAAGAGATTATCAAGTCTGTTTTACCTAAGCCAGGACGTGTTGTATCATTTGATGGTCGGATTCCCCACGCTGCTAGAGCACCTATGACCACTGCTTATCAACCTAGATATATTACGGTGATGAAATTCTAATGCCTCAATACGAATTTAATAATAAAGAAACGGGGGAACCCGCTGGCGAATTGTTTTTGTCTTTAGAGGGGTTGGAAGATTTTCTCAAGATGAATCCTAATCTCTGTGTTGCCCCTGGCAAACTCAGATACCTTAAGTTTAAATCGGACGAAGGATTCCCTAGTTATCCTGACATCGATCACGAGACTAGGTGTCAAGAAGAGAAGACTGCCAACTGGAAACCAGCACAACCTGCTTCTTGGAATGATACTAAGGATCCTCTAGAGAACTATACTAAGTATAAGGTAACTGATAAACGTAAAAATAAAATCAGTCACTTTGATGAGGACATTAAAAAATATGGTAAAATTGTAGGGACTCCCAGAATGATGGGAGACTCTGACCACGACTTTGAATGGAAGAAGATTGATTCTTCTGAACCCCTGAACATTCAGGAAGAAGATCAAATGAACGCTATGCAAGAGTCGAAGGACAGACAAGGAACCTACGAACGTGATCGTCTCCGTCAAAAAGGTTGGACTTCTCAGGAAGCAATCAACTTAGGTCTTGACAGTCAGGAAATTATGCCTTGGGAATCGGGATTTACCGAAGCTAATAAGGATAAGTATTCTGACCTCAAGAAAGAGATGAAAGCAGATCAAGAACGAATCAACCGTGACAAGAAACGCGAGTGGGAAATCACTCACAAAGATGACGCTCAGGACTAAATAGCTATGCCGATCTATCCAGTTAAAAATAATAAAACAGGTGAGACAAAATCTCTAAACCTCTCCCTTGCTAACTACGAAAAGTGGAGAGAAGAAAATCCTGATTGGGATAAGGACTGGTCCGCTGGAGTAGCTGGGATGGCAGAGGTAGGGGACTGGAGAAATAAAACCGACGGCGGATGGAATGAAGTCTTACAAAAAGTAAGTCAAGTTCCTGGATCCAATGTAAAACCCTACAAGTAAACGTATGCCCAGAAGGAAATCCACTAGCACGTTATCCGCTAAGCAGATGAAAAGATCTAAACCGATCAACACATCTCTTATGAGGAACATCGAACCTCTGACAGAGAATCAAGAGTTACTTTGGGAAAAATATGCCGAGGGTAAAAACTTAGTCTCATATGGTTGTGCTGGTACTGGTAAAACTTTCTGTCTTTTATACAATGCACTGAAAGAAGTGCTGACAGAAGATACTCCATACGAAAAAGTCTATCTTGTAAGATCACTAGTCGCAACACGGGAGATTGGATTCCTCCCTGGTACTCACGAGGATAAATCATTCCTTTATCAAATTCCTTATAGGAATATGGTAAAGCATATGTTCTCGATGTATAGTGATAAAGAATTTGAAACTCTTTATGAAGACCTACAACGTCAAGAAACTATCAGCTTTTGGTCTACTTCTTTTCTTAGGGGTACGACTCTTGATAATGCTATTGTGATCGTTGATGAATTTCAGAACTTGAATTTTCACGAACTTGATAGTATAATGACTAGGGTTGGCGAGAACAGCAAGATTATGTTTGCTGGAGACGCCACTCAAACCGACCTCCAAAAGGTCACAGAACGCACTGGCATTCTAGATTTTATGCAAATCCTTGAGGGTATGCCTGAGTTCTCTAAAGTAGAATTTGGTCTTGAGGATATCGTTAGGTCTGGTCTTGTTAGATCGTATCTGGTCTCCAAGATCAACCAAGGTTACAATGAAAAAATTTGACCACTCACAACTTATTGATTCGGTCACTCTAAAACGAGAACTAATTGAGGGGCGGCGACTTTACTCCGTTGAG